TCCAGCACTACCGCTTTCGATGTGAACCTTCCCGTCGGGTGTCGCAGTTCCAATTCCGACCCGTGAGTTCGTAGTATCAACTGCAAATACATCCCCACCATCACTGTCCTTCCTTACAAGGAATGCTTCTGTGTTAGTTACATCTATTATTGATGTACCTTGAATAACCTCATTTGTTGTTATTGCACTACTACCACTTACACTTAAATCACCTGAAATGGTCAGGTCGCCAGTTATTGTACCTCCACCTGTTAGTGGGGCACTTCTAATTAATTTCATCGTCTACCCCCCTTAGAATAAGCCAACAACTTGAAAAGCTGTCTCGCCTGCATTACTAAATACAAATGAAGTACATGCAAAAGGCACTATACCTCCAGGTGCAAATACTGCATCAATCGCTGCTTGGTTTGGAAGAACTAATGTACCTCCGCCACCAAGTGTGATAGTCATTGTTCCAGCTACAGATGATGCAGTTACTCCCATTAAAGCTCTTGTTGTTGATGAAAATGTCTTTGTTGTGGTTCCATTAGCTGTAAGTATTTCAGCTGAAGATACAGGAGAACCTGATTCTTTTACGCTCCAGCTTTGTAATCCTGTTGCCATCTTTTTTCTCCTAAGTTATGATACCTTACCGAGCTTGACAATTCTCATGGGCATCTTGGTTATGTTTCTATTATCTCTGCATCAACAACAAGTCCAATATCTTCTCCTATATCCTTAGCTCTCTGTTTTATATTGTTGATGTCTTCTTTAGATAAATTTTGATGGAGACTTACCTGCTTCTTAACCGCTCCATGACCAGCCCTATCAAGAACGTCCATAGCAATCTTTGCTCTCAACGTATCAGGGCTTTCTTCATCATCTTTCATCAATCTCTCAAGAGTATCCAAAGCTTCAGGAGCAAGCTCTTGAATCTGATTAGATATCTCAATAGCACTGCCATTCCTGGCTCCTTGAATCAAACCAAGTTCTCTCTTCCCTATATGACTATTCTTAACATAATGCACAACTGCTGTAGTTACGCCAAGGGAGTGAGATATATCCTTAGGTGATTGACCAAGAGAAAGCATACGGAGTATCTCCCTATGCCTTTCTTGTAGAGTTTGAATCTGATATTTGCGGTTATTACTTGGGAGTCTTCCCATTACTTAATAAAGCTCCACATTTGAGGTGAATGTATCCATTTATTCACATACAATCTACTCAACATATATCATTAAGAACAAACCACAATCATCCATTATTATCATTGCTTTGTTCGATAAGTGGACAAAGCAAATATAATTGTGGGATTCATAAAACTAGGACATTTTGTAATTATTGCAGTACTATAGGGAAAACATCTAAATCTCCCCAGACGCCACCCCTCAACCATTACTATAAGTGATCCCCGCAACTGTACATATTGTTGGACTTAAGGTTCATCATTAAATATATTTTATTTTTTTCTTGCTTCGCTCATATATTATATGTAAGATTCGATGATTTTTGACAATTCGCTGACGGCTCGATGGTGTAGTGCCCTGTATATCGGTCTTCCGATCAATGCAAAAACTGCTAACAACTGAAACAGATAAACCATAAAACAAAGGATAATAAAATGGCTAAATCTAATGAAATCACTATCGATGAAACCTGGTCTGGAATGGTCGAAGAACTTAACGCTAACAGCGGTAAAGATCTTCTTCTTTTGGGACTCAAATCCAAATGCTCAGGTCGAGTAAAAGAAGACCAAGAGTCTGAAAACTCAGTACAATTCACTCTAGATATTGACTGGAGTAAATGTACATTTGAGCACTTGGTTTCCCTCGCCATGAGAACTGTGAGGATAGACGCTCAAGGCAAGTTTAGAGCAGAAGGCGTCCCATTCGAAGATGGAGCAATAATACCTATTAGCGTATCGAAAAAGACGGTGAAAGGTGTAGCAACTCCTGAAGGTCTGGTTAAGAAGTTTGAGAATATGACTTCTGACCAGCAATCTGCCTTTCTTGACCTGATGAATGCTAACATAGGCAAGTAAAAAAAGAGCCCTATCTCTTCGGAGGTAGGGCTTTTTTTATGTCCACTATTGATCGACTGAAAGGGAAACGTATGTCGGTAGAATTGTATGTAACCCGTCCTCTAATTTATGAAAATGGACATTTAAGTTGTCTATTATATATAACTAAAAAAAAAAAAAAAAAAAAAAAAAAGAAAGGAATAAATAGTAAAAAACGTTGTGTTACTTTATCATGTTCTTAAGTGTAACATGGAATTTATGAAATTAGAGAGGGGGTTGCATACCGTTCTACGTACCTACGTTTATCTTAGCAGGGGCGATGTTGCTTTGTGCGAATGATGGACAAAGCACGAAAATGATGGGACTATTATGGGTCTATTTTCAAAACACTACACGCTTGAATATATATGTGCATGGCAATTTTATATTAATCATCTTGGTTTAATAGTAAAACTGTATATAATAGTGGAAAATATATGGGGTTACCTTCTTGACTTTGTCAAAAATTTGTTGTAAATTCCTGTATGAATTTGATAGTGTTTATAGCGTTTTCATTGTTCTTGCTAATGCTATCAATAGATATTAAAAATTAACAAAGGAGAATATATAATGATAGATGTTAGATGGATTGAGAAGAAGGTACCTGATCGACTTCTCTATGTCCAAGACCACAAAAAGTACACTATGGTTTTCTTAAGCAATATGAGAATACAGATTACTAAAAAGAAACCGTCCCGAAAGGAGTTCAACCACTATGAGAAATGAAGATGATAAACCTGCTAGTGCCATTCTAAAGGGGACAGAGATTAAATCTATATTTGGAATGAGGAAGGCGATAAATCAGGAGACGTCTATAGTACTCCACAGGAAGCAAATTAGAGTTGAGATTGTCCCTACATCTTCTGCTGGTACTAAAATTACGGCGAGTAGTAATTTCCTTGTTACAGTTTATAAGTTAATAGACTAGTAATTGTCTATTCACTACTACTATACTGAACGTTGTCCATTTAGTACAAGGGAACAACTACTGAATTGGGCTATATCTTATTTCAAAGATGATAAACCATCAAAGTTTAGAAGTATGAAAAAAGACCAGTTACAAGCTATCTGGTATAAGGTACAAAGAAAAAACAAAGGAGAAATAGAATGAGTTCAATATCCTTAAAAGATGTAGAAAAGATTCTTATTCCTGAAGATAGTGATGATATAGTTGAAATAGTCTTCAAGGTTAAGAATAGCGATGGACTGCCAATGATAGTCTATACTGATTATAATAGTACTGTAATCATTAAAGACGGTGAAGTTCTTGTAGAAAACTAATACAACAAAGGAGAAATAAAATGAGTAAAATAGAACACGAAAATGAAGAATGGAAACATCCAGACTTAGTAACTGTTCCAACATTAGAAAGACCAACTGGTGAAAATATAATCGAAGCAGATATATCATTTAGAGATCAGTGCAATTCAGATAGATTTGATCTGGCTGACGAGTGCGATGACGAGATACAACGAGCCGAAAGAAGAGCAGGAGCATAATACTAAAAAGTAATGATAGTAACTATTAAGAACAAGCAGAAAACACACGATCATCTAATGACACCTACTATTGATTGTAACATAGATGATTATAATTCTACATTATCAGCATTAAAGAGTTTCTTAAGACGCTCAATACCATATCGTAGTAATGCTATTGGTATAGCTGCAAATCAAGTTGCAGAAAAGAACTCAATATTTTCTATAAAGAGTAGTGGTGTATGGTATCAGTACATCAATCCTAAAATTCATGCTTACTATGGTAAACCTTATATTAACCATGAGCAGTGCTTATCCATTCCAGGTAAGAAGCATATATATGCAGTGGAGAGGTATCCAGAGATTGATGTTGAATACTACTGGTACTGTATGGAAGAATTTAGTCACGTAGATATGTTATTAACTGGAACTGATGCTCTAGTGTTTCAACATGAGTACGATCACTTACAGGGAATACTAATTAAAGATAAACAAATAAATAAAGAGGAGATAACATGAATGGAATAGAGTTCTTTCGCATACTTTCGTTAAGAGGTGAACTCGAACTGGAAATACTGGGATTAAAGAGAAGCAGAGGATCATCTGCATACTCACTAATAAAGAAAGAGTTTAACTTTAAAGGTAGCAAAAAAGATGTTCTTGAACAGTTGGAAGAACATATTAGTAAAATAAAACAAGAACGCATTAAAAGTAACACTAGATAAAATGTGGGAAATTGTGGCTTTCAGTTGTCAATTATTTAACGTACTTTCATACGTTACAATTAACACAAATTTTAATAATTAGGTGATAAGGAGTAATAATTGAGTAAGGTTGTCGTCGAGTCTAGAATTGACATTACTCACCTAGCAACAATCCACAAATACTTCTCTTCGAGAGGTTATAATCTTCGTGATAGATCATCACTTATTCGCACAGTTATAAATGTGTACGCTAGTATCGTAGGCTCATACAAGAATGTTGAAGTCTTCGAGTCAGAAAGTGATGCTATCGAATATCTACACAATCAGGGTATAGTATTCAAACAAGGCACAAGATCAGGAAAGTCTATTATCAGAGCGCTTCAAGAAGAAGCGATTAAAAACTTCGAAGGTGCGAATGATACTATAATCGACATGGCAGGTGTAGATAAAGATAAGTTTGATGAGGCTATGGAGATATTAAGGGAGGATATAGATGAAAAATAAATGGGTTCCTCTTGTTGCTTTTTACAATTACTCGCTGTAAATTATAGTATGAAAAAACAGGATAAAATCTCCAATTCAAAACACTGTGAAATCATTGAGGAGAAAACCAATGAGTGATTTGCTTTGTGCGAAGAACGATCAAAGCACAACGATAAAAAAGTTTAAAGAATTACTAAATAGTTTGTCTAGTAAGGAGCTCCTTAAGTTATCCAAACAGACAAAGGTAATAAAGAAGACTACTCCAACTCTTTCATTCCAGGAAGAGTATAAGAAAGTAGTAATAAAGTGCATGAACTCTAAAAGGAGTAAGAATCTAATTCATCACACTCTTGCAGAGCAAATGCGTAACTCTAAAACGAAGTAGAAGGAGGCGCTATGTCTTTATACACAGCCACCTACAATGAGAAGGACGAAGACGGTAATACAGTTAACTCTCATGAACTGTCAGTCGAATACGACTTTGGCAGTACTTTAGATGATGCAGTAGAACTCTTCAGTGAAGAGATTGTTCTTGCTCATTTTAAAGCCCACGCAGTTGTATCTCTGCAGTCTCGTATGAGATCAGCCGCTAAACTTGGACAAGATGTTCAAGAAGCCGCAGACGGTTGGAAACCTGGACAGGTTACCCGACGTGGTAAGAGCCCTGTAGAGAAAGCAATGGGTGCTTTTGAGAAGATGTCTGAGGATCAACAGCAGGCATTTATTGAGCAACTTAAAGAAGCTGCTGGGTAATACCATATAGAGAATTACCATATCGCTCCTTTGTTGTGTGGTAGAGGAGAGGGGTACTCTGGACTTTTCAAGTTTCCTGTGGTTGGATCTAAGCAAAAGCTGGCAGGCTTGAACGGTTATAGTCCTATTACATTCATACCCCTCTCCATCTCTTTCTAGTGTATTCCACATAAGTCATATAATGAAACAGTATCCTCGTGTCCTAGAAGGCAATGAAATAAAGAAGGTAAGTATTACCTATCCTTCTTCCTCCCTAGTAAGCGCTCACGGTCTTGAATATCTATCTCAATCAATACAGAGATCAGTTAACAAGATATGGAAAGATCTAAGAACAGTTCCAAAAAGTTTTATAACTGCATATATTGAATCTCTTACATCAGAAAGAGCAATTTATGTTATAGTCTTTGGATATGGAATAGAAGATCCGAAGCAAGAATTTGTAAAGTATGAAGTAGATACATATGAACTAACCCATAACCTCACGCCAGAAAGAGTAATAAAAGAAGATGAGTAAAGTTTTTATAGTTAATAAAAGTGGGCATGACTTCAAAGATGCAAAAAGGTTTGGCGAGTTTGTTTATCTATCAGAAGGAAAGATGGATAGATATGCAATCACATCTGTTTACAGAGAGTTCTCAGATGTTCTTGACAAGTCAAGTGGAGAAGATTATATTCTCCTTACAGGCTTAACAAGTATGTGCTCCATAGCTTGTTCAATATTTGCCTATAAATGGGGTTGCTTAAATCTGTTATTATATAAGAATAACAGGTATATTGAGAGGCGTCTCATACTGGGCGAACTAGTAAAAAAGGAAGAGCGAGATGAGTAAAAAAAGAAAGGTTGGAAGACCTAAAGGTACCACAAGAGCAAATGGGTACAAAGTGTCTCCTGGCAGACCTAGAAATGAAGATAGGTTTATGAGGAGAATAATAAAAGGGTTTAAAAAATTACTAAGCCCACCCCCTAAAAGATAATAAGGAGTAATAATGAAGAGAGAAATAATAAAGCCATTCAGAGAAGTTGAGAATTGCCTTAAAGTAATGACAGTTCCTAAAGCTCCTCTAAAAATAATACCTAACGCCAAGCATGACTCAATAAATAAAGACTCATGGAGTCTATGTGATGCAGATGGAGTTTGCCTATTTACCTTAACAGTAGGTAATGAAGTAATGACTACAGCTGCAGAGCTGGCAGGAATGAGATACGTTATAGAGAATAGCGTTCACTGGCTAAAAGGTCTCGTCGTATTAGTTGACCATATGGAAGAAGTAATAAAAGCACTTGAAGATAATCTCTTACAAGTAAACCATAATCTACTCCGTATCGAGACGAGAGTGGGAGAGTCTATTGACGAGATGGACAAGGCTATGAAGAATGTTAAGAAATGTCTTGATGTTGAGGACGAGTTACCTTCGCCTCCAAAGCAAAGGATTGGATATCTCGAGGCGGTAGGATAAATAGTGCCTAATAAAAGAGCCAAGATTAGAAAACGGACTCGAGTGAGGTGGAGTAATGACTGAAGAATATACTTGCATAGAATGTGAAAATCTCTACGATGATACCGATGGAGACACAGACGAAAGAATGT